AACTTCGCGCATTAGCCGAAGGTGTCGAGTTTTCTTCTCAGGAAGAATACGGCAAGAAACTGAACATGATACGTGATCAGTATTTTGCTGAAAGTAAGACGGAGACACAATCATCTGGACTCATCACTGAAGAAGACACAATCGGTTCTAATGACGAACCCGAGAATGAATTCAAAGTGCCAGAGGAAATGAAATCTTACTTTAACGCTATTTCGAACACTGTTCGGAAATAATTTTATATAAATAAGATATAAGCCCAAAAAAATAGGAGTAATACTACTATGAATTTATCTGAACAAATTCAAAACAAGTGGGCACCGGTTATGTCGCATCCCGATCTTCCTGAGATCAAAGACGCTCATCGCCGTGCCGTTACTGCCATGGTACTTGAGAACACCGAGAAGGCTCTCCGCGAGAACGCCCAGATCGGTGCAGATCAATCACTGCTTAACGAAGCCATTCCTACTAACGCCGTAGGCGCTGGTATGGGTGCAACTGCTGGCAACATCAAGGGTTATGATCCGATTCTGATCTCTCTTGTTCGCCGTGCAATGCCTAACCTGATGGCATATGACGTATGTGGCGTTCAGCCGATGACTGGTCCTACTGGACTGATCTTCGCAATGCGCGCTAAGTACGATTCACAGACTGGTGCTGAAGCATTCTACGATGAAGCAACAACTGATCATTCTACACTTGCTGGTACTAACGATACTACTGGTGGCGAGCACGTTGGTACTACTCCAACTACGTTGGATAACGCTTCTACTAACACTTACAACTACAACGCATCAATGTCTACTGCTGACGCTGAAGGTCTTGGTTCTAACACCTCTCTTGCGTTTGGTGAGATGGCATTCAGCATTGACAAAGTAACTGTTACTGCTGGTACTCGTGCGCTGAAGGCGGATTACTCGCTTGAACTTGCACAAGACCTGAAAGCAGTTCACGGTCTTGACGCTGAAGCAGAATTGAGCAACATTCTTGCTGCTGAGATTCTTGCTGAAATCAACCGCGAAGTGATTCGTACAATCAACGTTTCTGCTGTACGTGGTTCTGCTGGTACTGCTTCTCCTGGTACTTTCGACCTTGACGTTGACGCAAACGGTCGTTGGTCTGTTGAGAAGTTCAAGGGTCTGATGTTCCACATCGAGCGTGAAGCTAACAAGATCGCTAAAGATACTCGCCGCGGTAAGGGTAACGTAATCATCTGTTCTTCAGATGTTGCTTCTGCTCTTCAAATGGCTGGTGTTCTTGATTACACTCCTGCTCTGAACAGCAACAACCTGCAAGTAGATGACACTGGTAACACCTTCGCTGGTGTACTGAACGGTCGTTATCGCGTATACATCGACCCCTACACAACTGGTAACTACATGACTATCGGTTACAAGGGTGCGAATGCATTTGACGCTGGTATCTTCTACTGCCCATATGTACCGCTGCAAATGGTACGTGCAGTTGATCAAGATACGTTCCAGCCGAAGATTGGCTTCAAGACTCGTTATGGAATGGTTGCGAATCCTTTCGCTCGTTCTGTACAGGGTACGCCTTCATCTTCTGATGGTTCTATCGTTGAAGACACGAACGCTTACTATCGCCGTTCGCTGATCAGCAACTTGCTGTAATAAAAATAAGAATCCTGTCTAACAGGATCCATTTTTGAGAGGGACTTCGGTCCCTCTTTTTTTGCTTGACAGAAATGCACGGAGACGATATAATCACTTTGTGCATCATATAAATACCATTAAACCCTAAGGGTAAAAGAATGTTTTACAACGTATTGTTTTACCTTATAGTATTTGACCCAAGCGGTAAGTATTTCGAAGTATATAGATACGACAATCATAGAATTGTCAGTCCTGTTCCTATCATAGAGTGTACAGGAATTAAAGAAATAAAAGAAGATACAAGAGAAAAGACCACTAGATACTACTGTCAGACTGAGAGATTATATTACTATATGACAGGAGAAGATATGGTAACAATAACGACAACTGGTGAATACGAAATATGACTGAATTAAACAAAAATATGTTATCGCCTTTAGGCTTTAGTTTTTCAATTAAGAAAATTCCAGATGTGAATTTCTTTGTTCAGAGTGTGACACTGCCTGGTATACAGATGGGTGAGACTCAAATGCCTACACCTTTTAAATCCATACCCGTTTATGGCGATCATATTGTGTATGGCGACTTGCAAGTAACTTTTAAGGTCAATGAAGACCTAAGTAACTATAGAATGATCTTCGACTGGATAACCGGTATAGCTTTTCCTGATGATTTTAAACAGCACAAAGATTTAGTCGATGCTGATATATCTGGATCGGGTGAAGGAATAGAATCAGATGCTGTATTAACTATCTTGTCAAGTTCAATGAATCCTGTTATAATAGTAGACATAAGAGATTTGTTTCCTATTTCTCTAACTGATCTTGAGTTCAACTCCAGAGATACATCAGTCGAATACATTGAAGCAACAGCAGCATTTAAATTCCTGAACTACACATTCAGAAAGGTATAAACTTTATATAAATAATACTACATAAGGAATTACTCCTTGAAAATCAGCAAGGGATGCGAGTATCATTTCAAGTGAGTTTCACTCTACAGGAGGAAACGCATGAAGAAATTTATTCTTCTACTTGCTCTGTCAATTCTGGCAGCCGGCCAAGGTGCTTATTCGCAGACGTATACCGATGAAGTAGCATCTATCATAAATGAAAATTGCGCGACCTGTCACCGTGAAGGTGGTATTGGTCCGATGCAATTAACCAACTACGAACAAGTCCGTCCATGGGCACCTCTAATCTCATTGAGAGTAGCAAATCGTGAAATGCCTCCGTATGCGTATGATCAGCATATTGGTATTCAAGATTTACAAGGTGACTGGCGATTAGATCAAGAAGAAATTGATACGATTGTTGCATGGGTCAATGCAGGTGCACCGTATGGTGATGCTGATGTTGTACCGCAAATGCCTCAGTTTCCTGATCCAGACGAATGGAATTTCGCATCTGAATTTGGTCAACCTGATCTGATCATACCTTCTTCTCCTTATGACATACCTGCGAATGGTAATGATCTATGGAGTAAAGAATACACGCAAGTCGGTCTTACAGAAGATCGGTGTATCAAAGCAGTACAAGTAAAACCACGTGGTGACGCAGCCGCTGTAGTGCATCATGCCAATTCATCTGTTTATTTGCCCGATGAAAATGGTGAGTTGCAACGGTATGGTCAATTGACTGAGTATGCAATGGGCAAATGGGGAGAAATTCCTGGTGATGGTGTATGCCGTACTCTTCCTGCCAACTCTACTGTTCTTTGGGATATTCATATGTTTCCTGGTGGCGTTGGTGCGACAGCACAGGGAGAAATGATAGAAGATAATGTTGTCGAAATTGGTCTCTGGTTTCATGAACCAGGTTATGCTGAAACTGCCTACAAACAAGACTTGTCATTGTATGGTTTACGTGAAGGTTATCAGAACGGAAATCTTCTGATTCCTCCTCACGGCACTGCAATGACTCAAGGTTTTCATTCGTTTGATCATCCAGTTCGAATTGATAGTTTTCAACCTCATGGCCACTTGCGTATGCGAGCAGCATCATTAGAGATTTTCTATCCTGAAACTGGACGCACAGAACAAATCAGTCAGATATCCAACTGGAGTGCAACATGGCATCATAGTCATTTGTACGAAAGGGAAGTAGCACCGTTGGTTCCTGCTGGCGCAGTTCTCGTAATCAAGCAATGGTACGATAACACTGCTGACAATCCTAACAACCCTGATCCTGATCAGTGGGTGTATGATGGTAGTCGCACAGGTGATGAAATGTCTCATGCATGGATTGCTATAACGCATTTGGATGACGAAGGTTATGCAACCCTAATGACTGAGAGAATGATGGCCGCGAGATGATAAAAGACAACAAACAATACGACAGGCTAGGTAAAGGATATTCTACTACTAAAAGAAAAGTGAAAGAACTTGAACCAAAGATATCTATTCTCGATTTAGCAATAGCATTCATATTTGCTACGGGTCTAGCATTAATATTGTTGCCGGCCATATGATGTATGTTCCTGCTTTTTGGGCGATGTCCATCACATTAATTGTAGTTGACATTATGATACATCTTATGATACAATTATACTTTGAAGGACATCCTGCCTTCATTGATTAGTAGTAGTTTACTCTCTATAAATATAGGAGTCCCCTGGTGTCAATTCAGGTTGACGCCAGGGTTTTTTTATGGTATTATTGAATTAATATGGGCGAAGTATATAAGGTAGATTATGAAACTTGATGAAATTTTTGAAGAGTGGGAAAAAGACAGTACGATTGATCCTTACAAAATTGACAAATCTGCAATTGATATTGCAAAACTTCATCACAAATATTATTCTATGCTCTCTCGTGAAAAACTACTATTGAAACAGAAAGAGTCTGAATACAAAAAACTGAGACTGGATAAGTTTGAGTTTCTTACTGATGGTCCTACGCAAGAACAAATGGACATGGGTTGGAGACTGCCTCCAAAAGGCAGGATCGTCAAACAACAGGCAGATACATATATTGAAGCAGATGATGATATACAAAAACTGGACTTACAGATTGCATATCAGAGAGAAAAGATTGAGTTACTTGAGTCAGTAATCAAGATGATTGCCAGTAGAGGTTTTCATCTGAAGACGGCCATAGATTTCAGAAGACTACAAGAAGGTGATCCTAGTTGGTAGTTATACGCAAAGTAAATGAAGTATACAATCAAGTTGCGACAGACGATAAGGGTATTGCACAAGAGTTAGCACAATACTTTACCTTTCGTGTACCTGGCGCACAGTTTACTCCTGCGTATAAAAGAAGAGTTTGGGATGGAAACATTCGACTCTACAATATAAACAAACAAGAACTGTATTCTGGATTGATGCATTACGTTGAACAGTTTTGCAAAGAAAGAGGATACAGATATGAGTACGAGTATGATAACTCTGCTGGTAATTTCTCTCTCAACGAAGCTAGAGAGTTTCTTGCAGAACAGAAATTTACACTGGAGCCTAGAGACTATCAGATATCTGCTTTCGTGGATGCTGTGCGTTATAATCGTGGTCTGTTCTTATCTCCCACCGCATCCGGAAAGTCATTCATAATTTATATGATCATGCGTTGGCATCTGAAGCCAACACTTATCATTGTACCTACAACCACTCTTGTACACCAGATGTATTCTGACTTTGAATCATACGGATTTAATTCAGAAAAATATTGTCACAAAATATATTCAGGACAAGATAAAGATACCACAAAACCTGTGGTGATCACAACATGGCAATCCATCTATAAACTAGACAAAGAATGGTTCGACAGTTTCGATGTAGTGATAGGCGATGAGGCACATTTATTTAAAGCCAAGTCGTTGACCACCATCATGACTAACCTTGTAAATACAGAGTTTCGATACGGATTTACAGGCACATTGGATGGCACACAAACACACAAGTTGGTACTAGAAGGTCTATTCGGTCCTGTCAATA